TTCTGTAATGATATGTGGTGTGCTGGTATGATTCTACAGTTGATGTTCAACGAGCTTAATCATCCTTATGGTGAAATGGATCTGAGATTAGGTAATATTACGTTTAATCTTGGCTCATTCCATGTCTATGAACGACACTTCAAGATGATAATGAAAGCTAAGAAATTCTGGGGAGACCCAGTTAAAGTAAGAGGTGAACGTCTTATATTGCATAAAGATGTGCACCAAATGGGACTTAGAGTTGATAGCAAAGCTATAAATGGCTCACATTCGTTAGAAACTATCAGCAAAAGAGTAGAATATTTTGACGACAAATGCATAAAGGGGTTCAGATGAAAAAGGAAAAGACAATTTTAGAAGAAGCAAACGAAATAGTAGTAGAACGACTCGACCAAGATCATAATGATTATGGTGAGTTTTCTGAGAGTATGGGTAGAGCTAAGCTCATTTACATGGGTATGACCGGCAGAGATATACCTATCACAGATATGTATGCCGTTCTTATAGCTTTGAAACTGTCCCGTGAGAGTTTTAACCACAAGCGGGATAATTTAGTCGATGTCTGCGGTTACATCCAAGGGCTTGACGACTTTTATATGGGGGTAAAACGATATGTCCCTAATAACGATCCGGACGAGTAGCACAAGAGTAGATGCTTATTTGTCTGGTATATTTGCTATGGCAGAATCTGTATTGGCTAAAGATGATGGTATAGATTCTAGAGAACATTGGTTTACAGTAACTATCGATCAAGGAGACGATAATGTTAATACCAACACTGAGGTTTTGCAGGATCAGGAAAGTGAAGTCACCGACAAGAGCACACTCTCTTGATGCAGGAATAGATTTCTTTGTTCCAACAGACTTTGATAGCAGAGGGTTAGATCCAAACGAATCAATAAAGATACCTAGCGGGATAAGAGCTCGTGTTCCAGAAGGATTCGCTTTGATTGCTTTCAACAAATCTGGGATTGCAACCAAACTCGGTTTGATAGTCGGAGCGTGTGTTGTGGATGCCGGCTATCAAGGGGAGATTCACCTACATCTAGTCAATTCCAGCAACAAAAATGTTTGGATTATTCCAGATACTAAGATAGTGCAATTCATTTTAGTTCCTATTGCTTTAAGTATGCCCGAAGAAATCAGAGAACACGAGTTATTTCCAGAGAAATCACTGCGTGGATCTGGTGGATTTGGCAGTACTAACGTAGCATATATAGATAATCCAACCGAAATGGGAATGTATGATGATGACCCCAACCCATACCATGGAACCTACTCAGAAGACTGAGTTTGTTTATGGTCATTACTATGACCTCTTCTATGAGCATTACCAGCATTGTAGGATGATGCTGGAGCTCATGGGAGGGAAAACACCTAAATGGGTTATAACCTATTTAGCAGCATTTGATTTAACAACTCGATATTACACGGAGATACCTGAATGGAAGAAGAGAGATCCATCTCTGAAATACCTATTAAACACAGATACGGAATATTCCCCGCAACTATTATCGGAGATAAGCGCCTCAAAGCGGGACAACTCCGATGCTTGATGTCAATACTAGCCTGGCGTAGTAGTCGCACAACCAATACAAGACCGATCCACTTGGAAGCTCTGCAGCTGATGATGCCTATGTATACCAAGGGCAGCATCCAGAATTATATGCAGGACCTTAAAGCTTATGATTACATAGACATCACACCACGACCAGGTACTACATCGTTGTACACAATATGTGAAAAAGCTGACGCACATACTCAGTATGAGGAGAATCGTGGAGAGCTGGTGGAGAGCAGCGCAGCTGACCAGCTAGTCAGCAACGCAGCTAGTGTAAAGAATAATAATAATAAAAAGAATAGTAGGTTTATGGCTGTGTGGTCAGCTTATCCTGAACATAGACGTAATACAATCGCCCGCGACTCGAAGACGTGGAGAGAGTTTGGTGATGAAGCTCTTGTTGACATCATTGTTGAAGACCTAGAAGCTCGCAAAGAAACAGACTCATGGACTAGTGAAGAAGGTAAGTGGGTACCAGGCATGAGAAAGTATCTTGAGAATAGAACCTGGGAAACCAATCCGCTCAAAAGTAAAGATAGCTTCTGGAAAACATTATGAATACAAGACTCAAAGAAATAGCCAAAGCTCTGGAGTTGGATGATTCACAAATACAGAAGTATCTTAAAGGTGATGAAAAGTCTTATGTTCAATCACCATTAGAATTCTTTGATGTGGCAATGGATCACCTACAAAATACCAGTGATAAACCAGGCGGTAGATTACCATGGGATATAGATTTTAGGATCTTACCTCATACTCTTACTATTTGGGCTGGAATGAACGGACACGGTAAAAGCCTTGTAGTTCAACAGGTTATGTTACATTTGATGACCGGTGATTATTCTTCTCGTGAAGAAAAGGTTTTAATGTGGTCACCAGAATTGCCACCGGTATATCAGCTTGAAAGGTTTGCTAGACAAATAACGGGTGATCCATATCCTGATCCAAAAGATGCTGAAGAAGCCTGGTGTTGGTTAAACAAGAAGTTATGGCTATATACTAGAGAAGTAGATTGTGGAGCAGATCAGTTAATAGCTGCAGCTAGGTATGCACAAGAGGAATTAGGTGTAACACAGTTTGTTATCGACTCATTAATGAAAGTAAATCTTGGAGCACAGGAAAGAAATCTGTATCTTGCTCAAAAGAACTTTGCTAATGTATTGGCTAACGTATGTAGAGATACAGGAATATGTATTCACCTTGTAGCTCACGTTAGAAAACCAGAGAATGAAGACAAGAGAGCTAGTAAATATGATATTAAAGGTGCATCTGAGTTAACAGACTTAGTTGATGCTGGCTTTATGGTACATAGAAATAAGCGTGAAGAGAGAGAACGCTCAGAAGGAGCGGAGCAGAAAGAACCACTAGCTGCATTAGAGTGTTTCAAAAATAGACATGGTGGGTTTGAACCATCTTGTGGTTTAGAATATGAGCACAATGGTATGACATTCTTCGACCATGGAGCAGAAAGAGGAGAATTCTATGGAAAGTATGTCGGACAGAAAAAAACCCCTTTTTAACAGATATGAGCTTATCGAGTGTTCAATCGCAGGGTGCGAAATAAAACACGACAAGTTCTATACAAAATGTTGGGAGCATGCACATGAGAACACAGAACTGGAAAAACGTAGAAAGGCAGGCCGCGAAGCTTTTCGGCGGTATAAGGACAGGGTGCAACGGGGANAGTCGACGCGATATAGAGCACCACGACCTCTCTATTGAAGTTAAGCATAGGAAGATACTACCTGACTGGATCCATAAGGCTATGGACCAAGCAGAGCGCGAGGCAGAGCACAGAATACCTATGGTATACCTGCATGAAAGAAACATGAAGTTTGAAGATGGTTATGTAATCATCAGAGCTAGGTTGTTTGTAGAAATTTACGAAAAAGCTGCTAAAATTTTTGGTAAAATTCGAGAAGCTAGATAATGGAGAAGTGTTCGTTAAGCGATTCACAATGTGTTGTATACCGCAGCACTATGTATTGGAGGTGGACCGCTTTAATCGTATACTTGATTATTTGTTTCTATGATTTCATGGTTGTACCCATATGGTATGGGCTTAACAGGCCAGATATAAGCGAGTTTATGGATATCCTTAATGCTACGCCAGAACCAATGGTACAGATGGAGCTAATGAAGAAGCTCACAGGGCAGCATTCACCGTTCACTTTAATGAATGGTGGTTTGTTTCATCTAGCTTTTGGCGCTATATTAACAGGAAGTGCATTCGGATTAAACAAGTAAAATGAATAAAAAAGAAGTGTAATTTAGATTAGTGGGCGTGATATAATAAATTTTTAATCTACAAGGAAAATTTATGGGAAACTACACGAATAAACATTTTTATCCGGATTGGGTCTGTAATCTATTACAGTACAATCCATATTCAAGGGGTACACAACCCTCGGATATAAGTGCCACGCAGTTAATAGATTCTCCACAAGTTCTAAAGCTTCGTAAAGAACACAGAGATGAAATCGTAGAAGATGTTTCTGACAGAATATGGGCTATCTACGGTAGTGCTGTACATGCCATAGTAGAAGCTGCAAACCTCTCTTCAGGTAATATCCTTACAGAAAAAAGGTTATACCATAAATATGGAGAGCATATANTTACTGGTCAGTATGATGTATACGATATGCAAAGCAAAATATTGTATGATTTCAAAACTGTTTCATCTTGGTCCTTAATTAAAGGAGCTAAGGAATCCTGGGTTAACCAGCTTAATGTGTTAGCTGACCTAATGAGAAAGAATGATTGGGAAGTTAAAGGTCTAGCCATAGCAGCATTAGGTAGAAACTGGGAAGAGAGAACATCAAAAACAAATAAATCTTATCCAGACAANGCATTAATGATGTATGAGATNCCAATGTGGGACGAGTTAAATACCCAGGTTTATATCGAGAAAAGATTACAAGCACATTTCTTTAATGAGCCAATCTGTATACCAGAAGAAAAGTGGCAAACAGAAGAGAAATGGGCGGTNATGAAAGATGGAAGATCAAGAGCAGTAAAACTCTTTGATTCTGAATTCGAAGCTAATGAGTTCTTAGTTGTCCAGAAAGATCAGGATAAACTAAGGTTAGAGCATAGGCCAGGTCATGATATGAGATGTGACCGGTATTGCAACGTGAATCAGTTCTGTAAACAATACAATGGGAGAATATAGTATGGCAAATGCAGCCAATGTGTACTATGAAACACCTAAGTTTATATGTAAATTTCCAAATCTTGAGGAAACTGAAAAATTTCAAGAACAAGACACTGGAAGTTACAGTGTTACCATGTGCTTTAGCAAAGAAGAAGTTGATGCAGTTGAAATTGAAAAGAAAATTATGGAAGCTGCTTCAAATGATCCCAAAGTTAGNAAAGCTAAAGACTGGCACAACCCACTGAAAGACGGAGATGAGACCGGCAAAGACTGGTCTATGGGTTGCTGGGTATTGAAAGCTAAAACTAAGTTCGAAGTTAAAGCTGTCGATGCTGCTGGCGCTAGTAAGAATGTTGATGAGATCATATGGGATAATTCCACATGCAGGGCGCACGTCGTCTTTAGNCCTTATGTGGCTGGCGGTAATATGGGAGTTACCTGCTCGCTGCGCGATATTCAGTATATCGAAGGTAATGGTAGTATTGGGGGTTCCTCCGTACCTACCTATACTCCGTTAGAAGACGTGCCGTTCTGATTTAGGGCCCAACCGGGGCATCCTCTACCAGAGGCTCTGCCCCATTTTTTTTTGAGGAAAAACTATGCCATATGATAGAANACCAACACCACTTGCTTTTGCACCTAGTGAAGGCGTTGGAAAACGGAANAACAGATTTTTCATACAAACAANNGAAGGACTGATAGANTCTTATTTTTGGAATGGTATTGAACTACCAGTAAAGGTTCATGAGTGGCANGATGAGAGGTTCCCGCCAGCGCCACAAAAGACAGGTCGTGGACATTATATCTATGCTTTACCAGGTGGTGGTGAGCATATACCTATAAAGACTAGTAGAATAGGATACAAATATAATGAATAAACACGGACGATCTATAGACAAAACCTTTTTATCAATTGACAAGGCAGAAGAACGTGGACTTATACATAGAGATTACATTGCGCATTGTTTGCGTTGGAGTCATGTTGCTGATTATATCCGCAAGCAGAAAAGNTGGTTAACATCGGATATAGTAGATGTAGGACCTGGCAAGGAATTACCACTAGCTAAAACTCTTTATGTAAACAGAACCCCTCCAAGGTCATATACAGCTATGGATGTTTCCAAGCTAGAAATGCCCGAGATCTTTAAGAATGCTAGTTGGAAACCGTACTACTTAATGAGTAATACGGATGCTGCTGAAGTATCACCAGACAGGCTTCATATACGTCCCAACATGGTAACTTGCTTTGAAGTATTAGAGCATGTAGAACCAGCTCATGCTAGAAACATACTCATTCGTATTAGACAGTGGCTTACTGATGATGGCGTGGCTTTTATCAGTACGCCTAATTGGGATCCTAAAGTTGGAGCTGCTGGCAACCACGTGAATGAGATGACATACGAAGCACTAGGATCTTTAATAGAAGATCTTGGTTTCGGTGTAGAAGATGTATTTGGAACGTTTGCATCCCAAAAAGATATATTATCGGTAATGAGTAAAGAGGAAAAACTAGTATTTAAAGAATTAAATAGATATTACGACAGCAACTATATATCTACAGTATTTGCACCCCTATATCCCAAAGAAAGTAGAAACTGTCTATGGAAGCTAACAAGAGAACCAATAGATGACGGAAGAATGTTCAACATGTTATGCGATGTAAATGCGCCATGGACATCATCAGAACTATGGAGAGAACTCGATGGATAACTACCAACAATATATACATAAAAGTAGGTATGCCAGATATCTAGCAGAACTAAAGCGTCGGGAAGAATGGGGAGAAAGCGTAGAAAGATACAGTGAATTTATGAGCCGCATGGCAAGAGAACGCGGAGGATTCAGCCTTCCTAGTGAAGCAGTACAAGCTATCATAGATATGGAGATAATGCCCTCTATGCGCGCTCTGATGACAGCAGGGGATGCTTTAGAGAAGGATAACGTGGCAGGATACAACTGCTCTTATCTTCCTATAAATCGTATGAGAGCATTCGATGAAACCCTCTATATTCTTATGTGTGGTGTAGGTATCGGNTTCTCTGTAGAGAGACAGTACATAGCTGATCTTCCAGAAATTTCAGAAAATTTTTACGAAACAGATACAGTTATTGCCGTAAGAGATAGCAAGATTGGATGGGCAACAGCATATAAAGAATTGTTAGCTATGCTATGGAGTGGCATGATACCTAANTGGGATATAAGNAGGATCAGNCCAGCTGGATCTAGGCTTCTTACGTTTGGTGGCAGAGCTTCAGGACCAGATCCATTAGANAGGTTATTCAGAGTAACTATCGAGATGTTTAAAGGAGCATCCGGTAGAAAGCTAACATCCATAGAATGNCACGATATTATGAACTACATAGGTGAGGCTGTAGTAGTAGGTGGTGTCAGACGTACAGCCGAGATATCCTTAAGTAACCATTCAGATGAGAGAATGCGAAATGCAAAAATGGGAAACTGGTTCGCAGAGAACCCACAACGAGCCTTGGCGAACAACTCCATATGTTACACAGAGCGACCTGACGTGGGTGCTTTCATGCGCGAATGGATGGCTATTTACCAATCCGGAAGTGGAGANNGAGGNATATTCAACCGTCAAGCGTGTAAAAATATGGTCCCCGAACGGAGGGATGCTGATTGGGATTTCGGAACGAATCCATGCTCCGAAATAGTACTTAGGCCTAAGCAGTTCTGCAATTTATCTGAAGTAGTAGCTAGACCTAGTGATAAGATGCCCGAATTAAAAGAAAAGGTTAGAATGGCTACTATCCTTGGTACATACCAAGCGATGTTAACTAATTTCAGATACTTAACTACACAATGGAAAAGAAACACGGAAGAAGAAGCATTACTAGGTGTAAGTATTACTGGTATATTTGATTGCCCGTTTCTGATTAACTCAACCAATGAAGAATTACAGGAGCTAAAAAATGTCGCGATCGAAACCAACAAAAAAACAGCCAAAAACTTATCTATTAACCCCGCTACGAGTATTACTTGCGTCAAGCCTAGTGGGACTGTTAGTCAGCTGGTCAATAGCTCTAGTGGTATTCACCCTAGGTATAATGACTATTATATTCGTCGCGTACGCAACGACAAGAAAGATCCCTTATCGGAAACGATGATTAATTCGGGTATACCATATATAACAGATCCATATAATAATAATTCTTGGGTATTTGAATTCCCGATGAAGTCACCAACTAAGGCTTTAACCCGAAAGAATATAGGGCCTATAACCCAGTTAGATATCTGGAAACACTTTGCCCTGAACTGGTGCGAACACAAGCCTAGTATGACATGCTACGTAAACGAATCAGATTGGCCCGAAGTAGGTGCTTGGGTATGGAACAATTTTGATATAATGAATGGCGTAAGTTTTTTGCCTAGTTCGGATGAGGGTCATATATATGAGGCAGCACCGTACGAGGATATATCAAAAGATGGATACAAGGCCCGAAATAAAGAAATGCCTAGTTCTATCGACTGGTCTTCTATTGTTGAAGAAGAAGACTTCACCACATCATCTCAAGAGTTAGCTTGTACAGCTGACCATTGTGAATTGTAGAATAGTCATTGTAGATTGGTTGGATACAGTAGATTCTTCTACATGGGAAACAAAAGATGAAGTACAACCCAAATTGGTAAAGCAGCTAGGTTGGTTAGTCAGTAACCAGAATGGTTGTGTGAAACTAGCTGATACTCTATCAGAGGGTGAATACTACGGTATTACTGCTATACCCTCTGGATGTATACAATTGGTGGTTGATTTAGTGACCGGGGAACCCGAGAGTTACTGACGCAGGGAGCAACGCTTTCTTCACTCGGGGCCCGATCGTTAATCTCTTTCATAATAGCTAGGTGTACCAGTTACATTCCTGAAAGCTTCAAACTTAGTTACAGGTATTAACTGACCTAAGAATCTTTCTATATCTACCTCTCCCTTATTAGCTAGATCACCCACAAGGTCTAGTATAGATGCACCCTGTCTTACACCNGGACCAAAGAGAGTATCTGCTGTTCTCTTAGCTGGTGACTGCCACCAACCGTATTTGTAAGGCAACCATATATCAGCTAGTTGTGAACCAGGGGCTGTAAGCAAACCGGTCCTGTTTACATTAGCTATAAACTTCTTCCATTCAGGTACTTCGGACATGTAGTTATCATCATCATCGTCCGGCCCAAACTGTAGCATCTGTCTTATAGATTGGGCAAACAATACCATACCATACATAGCTGCAAACGTAGCCCCCAAGCCAGCAACTTGTTTTGCTCGCTGGTAATGTTTCTGTCCACCTGTACCCTGTGCAAACCTCACTCTATCTCTGATAGCAACCATATAGGTATTAGCATAGGTGGTCATAAAGCTCTTAAACAGGAGTAGAGGAGCCATAGCAGGGTGTCTAAACGCCTTAGCTGCAGGTTGNTATANNTCTGGTT